TACTGAACCTATTGTTCTTCCAAGTGCAAAGGTTGTATCAGAACCATCACCATTAAATCTTACGACTGCAGGTGGAGCTTGAAAGTTAGCAGGTACGTTGTTGCCAATGTATGCCATATTATGTTATCTCCATGATACTTAATGTGCCACTTAGTTTGTCTGCTACAGAGCAGTCTACTCTTAATACGTCTGTTGTTTCAAGTATAACCTTGCCACCTGTCAAAAGTTCTAGTGAAGAACCTACAGGTATCGGTGCATCTTTAACCAAGAAAGCTGTTCCGTTGGTTGCTCCTCTACCACCACCTGATGTATCAGATACAAGTTCTACTTCTGTGGTTACTTGTGAGGTATGTATATTGGTAAGTATGAGTCCAATCACTACTGTAGTTGTACTACTAGGAGTTGTGTATATTGTATACGGAGTTCCTGCAGCATTTGGCTCGGCAGCGAATGTGACCACTTTGAATGTATTTGCCATTTATTTTTCCTTTTATATAATTATACTACGTTTACATTGATTTGTCAAGAAAAATCAACCTAACGCAATTGCAAGTGCTGTTGGGTCATCTGTTGTAAAACCTGCACTAGTTAAGTACGTCTTTACATCTGTCAATGCTACTTGTTTCATTGTACCATTGTCATTTGTAACAACTCTGTCTGCATCAGCTAATGTTGTGCTAGTTGCAGACGTATCACCATCCATGATGTTAAGCTCTGTCGCTGTCGCAGTCACACCATCTAAGATGTTCAATTCAGCAGCAGTTGATGTAATAGAAGTTCCTGCTATTTGTAATGTAGTAGCATTTACTTCACCACTAGAACCATATATAACTGCTTTGCTATTTACTATTGTACCTGCAGATGAACCATCAACTAAATTTAACTCTGCACCTGTTGATGTAACTGCTGTACTATTAATACTGAGAGCATCTGTTTCTAAAGTTCCATCTACATCTACGTCACCTGATATATCTAATTCAGAGGCTACTAATTTAGCTACTTGTAAATCCTCGTAGCTAGAGCCTAACTTCATCTCAAACTGAGGTCCTGTAGTGCTATATGTAAATGTAGCATCATCACCTGATCCACCTTCTATTGTAATACCTGCACCATTGATAACTGCACTTGTGTCATTACCACTGTCTAATACAATGTTGTGGTCATTTAGATTTACTGTTGTTGAGTTTACTGTAGTTGTTGTGCCTGATACTGTAAGGTCACCTGTAACAGTTAAGTTATCTGCTACAGTTACTTCAGATGTGCTATGTCCTAATGTTATAGCAGTTCCTGATACACCTGTACCAATAGATATTGATTCACTGCTATTTCCTGTGTCTATTATAAGATAAGCATCTGAACCTTGCTTAATTGTAAATGCAGTTCCTGAGTTGTCTGATACTGCTACGTTTATATCTGTTGCATCTGCACTAATAGAGTCAAGTGCAATGTCACCTACGTTTGTTATTGCATTGTCATTAAAAGACGTAGCACCTAATGATATAGTTCCTGTTGCAGTTAAGTTACTAGAACCTATGTCTATTGCACCAAATCCACTTGTTATTGAACCACTGTTTAATGCACCTACTGTTGTTACATTTGATAATGTATCTAGTGCAGATTCAAAATAAGTCTCAAAGTCAGTTAATGCAACTTGCTTCATTGTTCCTGCATCGTTGACTACAACTCTGTCTGCGTCTGCAAGTGTAGTGGATGTCGCTGTGGTGTCACCATCTATGATATTTAATTCTGTAGCTGTAGAAGTTACACCATCTAGTATATTAAGTTCTGCTGTTGTAGATGTAACACCATCAAGAATGTTAAGTTCAGAAGCAGTGGCAGTAACTCCATCAAGAATGTTAAGTTCTGCTGCAGTAGACGTTACGTTAGTGCCACCAATGTCTAGTGTAGTTACAGATATTTCACCTGCTACTGTAACAATACCACTTGCCACAGTTATAAGGTCAGTATCATCTGTATGACCTATTGTAGTACCATTAATTATAACATTATCTACTGTAAGAGTTGTAAGAGTTCCTACAGATGTTAAGTTAGGCATTGCAGTTATTTCATCATCAAAGTAAGCAGCTAAATCTGTTACTGCCACTTGCTTCATAGTTCCTGCATCATTAAGAACAACTCTATCTGCGTCTGCTACAGTTATAGAAGAAGCACTGTTGTCACCATCTAAAATATTTACTTCTGTTGTGGTTACTGTAAGACCATCAAGAACTTCTAGTTCTGCTTCAGATATACCTGCACTACCTATTGTTAGTGTGCCTGATATATCTACATTACCATTTATATCTACTGTTGTTGCTGCTATTTGTATTTCTGTATCTGCTACAATATCTAATTGTCCATCCGTGCTAGAATTAATATATATAGCAGTATCTCTGAATTGTATTTTTTCTGTAGAAGCAATAAGTATGTCATCACTAAATTCAAAGTAATCTTCATCTTCCATCCATTTAAGAACACCATCAGATGTTTCACCATCAAATGTTACTGTTATATCTGTACCTGAAGTGCCATCACCTATAGTTATAGAAGTTCCAAGTAATTTAGTAATAGGACCACCTTCTGCTGAAGTACCATCGTGAGTATGTCCTGTGCTTGATGCAAAGGCAGCTAATAGTTGATTAAACTCATCATTGGTATGAGCGGCAGTTATTGTGTCTCCATCACTGTAAGATGATTGTCTAGTGTAAGTAGCTCCCATTTATCTTCTTGCTCCTAACTGATATTCTAATTGAAAACCTTTAAGTGAATATGGTGCAGTTGAACCACCATCATTTACTCTTAGTGCAACAGCAAAGCCTGACCCCTCTACTGCTTGTCTAACTAGTGGTTGTGATGCACCACCATATGTTCCAAAACTTGTAGAACTAGCACCATATGTAGTAGTTCCATATATTGCGGCTATATCACTTGAATCTAATGGATAAGCCGCAGGTCTCGCAGAATCTTTTGCTTCATAATCATATCTTAAAAATAAATCTGCATCTATTGTTGATTCAGGTGCAAAGTTAATAATAACACGTTGCATGTGTTTACGTATGCCTGCATCATTAAAAGTCATATCAGGACCTCTATATTTGCCTAATATAGCAGTTCCATCAAAATCATTACCAGACTCTTGTCTATAGATGTATCCACCACTATATGCACCATGTAAAACTATAACATCTCCTGCTGATACAAAGGTATCTGTACAAGCTGGTTTAATACCACGTAGCTCTGAGAACTCAAAGGTTTGTCCTTTCAATACACAGATAACACCTTTAGTTGCATTTTCTCCTGTGCCATCTTTTGTAAAGAATATTCTATACTGTGTTTTATCAGGTATGACTACAGAGTCAAACTCTGATGCACTTGATAAATTTGCGTCAAATAAACTTTGTACATTAGAACTTATAGTTCCTAATTCAACGTCACCAATTCTTGCAGTACCTGCAATAGTTCTTAAACCATCAGGACCTAAGAATATTAAGTCACCTGCAAATTCTTGGATTGTATCCCCATTGATACATCCTATATCTCTTGTTACTGCTGTTATAGCAAAATTGCTAGTTGATGTTCCTGATAATTTAAATATTCTATTTTGACAAAATATAAATAAGTCTTCACGGAAAACTTTAAGTCCTGTTATCTCATCATCAACTTTAATAGTTCCTGCACCACTACCTGTGGCAAAGTTATCTTCATCAAAAGGCACACTAAATACTAACTCTTGTTTAGCACTTGACATACCAGCATAAAACATATGTTCTTTAAATGCTACAACAAATTTAGCACCTGTTACTGCTGTGCTTACTTCTCCACCACCACCTGAAGATACATCTGTTGCTGTAAAAGATGTATTAAAAACTGTTGGTGAATTTGTTCCATCTGCAACAATTAACTTGTCATTACCATCAAAGTTAAATCTTTCAAAGTTATATTTACCTGCACTTGTTCTGCCACTATCTATAGTTGTCCATGAAGACCCACCCGGAGTGGCTTGAAATATATTTGTTCCTCTAGCTGCTACAACTTTACTTGCAAAGGTACAAACCATTAAAACTTTTTCAGAAGAAGAAGATGTCTGAGGAACTACTGCTGATACATACTTACTAAACCCATTTATTCTTCTATACCCACCTTCTATATCAGGCTCAAAGTTTTGTAGTTCTAATGCTTCACCCGGTTTCATCATAAAGGTAGAACGGTTAAGAACTAAACCACCTTCACAGTTAAATGCAGATGGTACTGTTTGAGACTGATCTGCCATTATACAGACCTAATATCTACACTACCTGAATTATATACACCAACTCTAGGTATAAAAGTTGAACGTAAGTATTGAAATTTATTCACTAATAGTGTTTGCATATTTTTTATACCTTGTTCAAATCTTTGCATATTAAGCTGATACTGTTGTGTCTCACCTCTATACTGATAAACAAATGCTGTAGCACCATCCACTATTACAGGAGCAAATCTATCAGGTATAGATGTAGTATCACCGTGTGCTGATAAGTCACTTGGAAATGTATAATAGTCAAATTTTACAGAATATGATTTGTTTGGAAAAGGATAAAATAAATAATTATTATCTGGTGTTCTTACTACATATTCAGGAACACCTCCACCATCAAACTGTGCTACTGTAACACCACTAGCTATTGAGGCTGCAGTAGTGCTTGATGCACCTCTAGTGCATCCTGTAAATGTAGTGCTTGTTGTACCTGTGTATGTAATTGTTTCATTGCCTACAACTATTGTTCCTGCACTATCAAAGCCTGTTGTACTAGATACAGTTATTGTTGTCACACTATCTGTATGTGTTGTAGTTGTGGTTGTGGTGCTTATTTCGTCTTCTTGATTTACAACTCTATTTATGTAATCATTATAATCAAGCATTCCTAGTTTATATCCATTATTACCTAAATCACTATCTTTAACTATTCTAAATGTATGATAATCCACAGTTTTAGTAGATGTAGGTAAACTATATCTAACAACACCTGCTGTTAATGTTTTAGTTTCTGTAGCATGATTAAATGGATAATTAAATTCTCTTTGATTAATAAATCTAATTGATTCATTAACTGCGTTTTGGCATTGAACTTGTATACCTCTAGCATTAGTGAAGTTTGCAGAAGTTAATGCAACCTCATTCAACCTTGCTATTACTTTATTTGTTAATGTTAGGTAAGTTTCTGCCATAATAATCCTTATAAGTGTAGGAGAGCAAGTTACCCTGCTCCCCTAGAAAAAAGTTTAAGCCAATGTATCTCGGTCTACCTCGTTGGCTGCCAAGTCACCTTGGTCATCAACATTCATAACGACAGCAAACATTCTTAGTTTACCACCAGTTGTAGTACCGGTCATTGCTTGAATTTCAATATCAATAGTATCAGAAGTACCACCAATAAGAACAGGAGTTTGTCCTGCCTTAAATGCGTAGTCACCTACTGATGCACCATCAAAATCAAAACCATCAACAAAGTTATCTAAGTCACCACCAGTAACACCAAAGTCAAAGTCAGTGTCTGTAGAAGTACCTGCGTGAGCTTCAGTAACTTCTAGACCTGCTGCTAAGATCAAAGTATTAGCTGGAATAGTTAAACCCGGAATAACATCGTTGGCTGCTAGAGCAGTACCTTTATCAGTAACAGCAGTTGCTAAGTTTAGCTCATGCTGAATCATGTAAGGTTGCCTTCCTCTAGCACTATTACCTCTTGCTGGAGAAGTAGTATTATCACCTAAAGCCATAATTAAATCTCCTTATGCTATATTATAAATTGCAGTCACGATTGCTTCAGGGCGAAGAATCTTTCTGCCATACAAATGCATACCACGAACAATATCTGCAAAAGAATCAGGGTCTCTATAAGTCTCTGTCTTATTGATTTGCTCGGCAGTTGCTACTGATGAACTATGACCAGCTACAATAATACCATAGTTAGAAGTATTAGATGCAGCCGCAGTTGCAGGACCAGTTCCCACGGCGGGAAGATTATTGGATTGATATACCTTAAAACCGTGTAAGCTATTTAATACTAATCCATTCTGAAGTCCAGTTCCACCCCAATCTGCTTGGAATAATCTTGAATCTTCATCTTTTAGCATTTCAATAAATACAGGGTCAAGTACAAGCCAACGACCATTAGTGTCTACATTCTGCTGATCTAGCTTTCTTGCCATTCTTGCAATCACAGTTAATGGGAAAGTGCTTCCTGCTGCAGGAGTAGCATCAGTTGCTCCACCTGTTCTAGGTTGAATAATAATACTATTACTTGCACTTCCTGCAGTTCCTGAACCATCAGTAAAGTCAGAAGCATCTAACTTCATTGAAGATAATAGTTCGTCAGAACCTGCTGTAGATACTGCCTTTGCACCGTTAACAGTTGTATTAGCTGTATCTGCTGTACCGTGTATTGCTGATTGCTTGAAACCTGACATATAACCAAGCACGTCTTGGTCAAATTGGTCAGCAAGTCTATAAGCTGCTCTATCAGATGCTAACTGCTGAAAGTTAACGTGAGAGTGAGCCTCTTCAATATCATCCACTTTAAATGCAAAGTAGTTAGCTTTGTCAATAGTAAGTGAAAACTCTTCATCGTCAAGGTCTTGAGGAGTAATAGTAGTTCCTCTAGAATATGCCTTAACTGTAATCTCTGGCTCTTTAATAACCTTAACGGAATCGCCCATATTTGCAATTTCACCAAAGTAATCATTATTGGTGATTGCTTCAACAACAGAACCCTTACGGAATGCAAGTTGTACCTGTTTGCTGTAAATAATAGGACTAAAATTACCGTTAGGGAGGTTACCATAGCCAGCCGCTGCTGTAAATGCCATTTTTATCTCCTTTAACATTTATCTAATGTGCATATAGTTATGCACTATCTTTTAGTCATTTTACTTTATAAGGACCATTCATGCGTTGAGGTTGTACATAAAGATAGCTAATCTTTTGTAGGCTCACATAATTGGGTAGTCTATTAAAGTCGTGTAGATGTAGCATAAGTATCCAAAAGGGGTTACACTACACCTCTAGTTATCTATAGTTATACTTAGATTTAAAACTTTGTCAAGCTTTTATCTAGCATTACCAGAGACATCATAAATAAAGTTACCACTACGGATAGCTTCCATTATACTTTCTGATTTTTTCTCATACTCTTTAGCACTCATTTTTTGAACTGCTGACTCACGGATTTTGTTACTACTCCCTTCAGCATCAATATTTGTTCTTGTGCTTTGAGTATTAACTGCTTTAGCAGCAGTTTTATCACTCTTTGTCTTAGTTCCCTTGTTAATACCTCTATCTGCTTTGTAGAGATCAATTGCTCTTGCTGCTGATCTTGCATCATTATCATTCTCATATAGTGCGTCTTGTACCCATTTAGGCTGTTCTTCTGCCCATTCGTGAAAGTCATCACTTTCTCTTATATCTGTAAAGTCTGGATGTAGCGACAATAATTGTGCTTCAGCTTTATCTTTTACAGCATTATGTTGCATTTCATCTATTTGCTTTACACGTTCTTCTAAAGCTTTAGATTGCTCCATAGCTTTTTTCATAGCTATTGTTTCTACAATCTTTGCAACATCAGGGTAATCTTTTGCCCATGCCTCTATATCCTCATCAGACTTTGGCAATTTCATTTCTTTCTTAGTAGCTTGTTCTAACTGAGTCTTTAACTCATTTAGCTGATTTTGAAATTGCTTTTCTTTCTCTTGGGTATGTCTGCGTAAATCTCCATATCGCTTCTTAAAAGTTTTTTCTTCAGCAGAAGTCGGTTCTGCTTCACTTTCCTCTTTCTCCTCGCTAGTCTCTTTTGAACCTTTTTGCTCTTCAATGAGCCTTGCAAGTTCTTCTTCATCTTTCTTTAGTCTCTCTTCTTGAGAATAAGGTCTACTTATAAATGCTTTTTTAGTTGGTGTAGCATCTTTCACCATTACGTCTTTAGCTGGTTCTGCCATTTTATTTCTCCTAGGGTTAACGTAGCCATGTTGGGGGTTAAGTAAGCTAGTTCTAAATGGGGATTACTTTTTAGAAGCTAATCCACCTCGCTTCATCTTTTTAACTTTTGTTTTCTTTTTACCTGCAAGTCCACCTATGTTGAAGTCTCCCATGCCACCCATTGATCCTACACTAGCTCCATATGATCCGGGATCTTCTTCTGAACCTACATCATCTACGGAGGTATCTTGCTGTGAAGAGCTTATTCCACTATCGCTAGGCGAATCATCATAACCTATTCCAACAGGATCGTCATAGACAATGCCACCCTCAACTTGTGTACCTTTGTCACTTCCAAAATATTTTGTATCATCATCGCCTACTCCAGTCATAGGTTCATCACCAATCTTCTGTGAGGTAATTCTTTCTGCTCTTTTTTCTTGTTCTTTAGTAAACTGAGAATCTTTTATGTTTTGAGCTATCTGTTCAGTCC